ATAATCCAAGCTGGGCGCATTGCAGTTGAAGAACTTATCAAAGTCGCTAAAGAACCAATCGTCGACACTGCTGACGATGTATCTGCAGATAGACTTAAAAATGCTGCTGCCACTAAAAAACTTGCTATCTTTGATGCTTTTGAGATCTTACACAGGATGGAAGAAGAAGAAGCGTTACTTGATGGTAAAAAGAAAGAAGCAGATAAACCTCAAAGAGAGTTCAAAGGTTTTGCAGAAGGGAGAAGTAAATAATGTATCAGCAAACACTTTGGAGCGAGATAAAAGACGTTGTTAATCCTAAGATTTTAGCTAAACAAAATAGGTTAAAGAAATGGAAATATGGGTATAACAAAGACTATGATTTTATTGTAATAAGTAAAACTGGAAAGATTGGACAGATCATTGAAATACAAAATCTCCGCATTGCTTTACCAGCAGTCGATAACCCGTACAAAAGAAGTGATAAAAAATCAGAGCAATACTGGGAGCAGTTCGAATATCCAAAAGAATTAAAAAGAATTAAAAGTAGATTTGATTGGGAAAAATACCCAATGGACTTTAGAGAGAAATGGTGGGATTATATAGATGAAGAATTTAAAAGAAGAGATGAAGGGTTTTGGTTTAATAATAATGGTTTACCTACTTATATCACTGGTACTCATTACATGTACTTGCAGTGGTCAAAAATCGATGTTGGTGCACCAGACTATAGAGAAGCAAACAGATTGTTCTTTATTTTCTGGGAAGCATGTAAAGCAGATAATAGGGCCTATGGAATGTGTTATCTTAAAAATAGGCGATCTGGATTTTCCTTTATGTGTTCCGCAGAACTGGTCAATCAAGCAACAATATCCAGTGATTCCAGATATGGCATACTATCTAAAACCGGTGCTGATGCTAAAAAAATGTTTACAGATAAAGTTGTACCAATCTCAATTAATTATCCATTCTTTTTCAAACCCATCCAAGATGGTATGGATCGTCCTAAAACCGAACTTGCGTATAGAGTGCCAGCATCAAAACTTACACGTAGAAAAATTGAGGTTAACGAAGAACTTAGAGAATTAGACGGATTAGACACGACTATAGATTGGAAGAATACTGGAGACAATAGTTATGATGGTGAAAAACTAAAACTATTAGGACACGATGAAAGTGGTAAATGGGAGAGACCCGACAATATCAAAAACAATTGGAAAGTAACTAAAACTTGTTTAAGATTAGGTAGTAGAATTATTGGTAAATGCATGATGGGGTCAACTTCTAACGCTTTAGATAAAGGAGGACAAAATTTTAAAGATATTTATTATGGTTCAAATTGTTTAGAACGTAATAGAAATGGTCAAACAAAAGAAGGTTTATATTCTTTGTTTATACCAATGGAATGGAATTACGAAGGATTTATAGATATATATGGTTATCCTGTTTTTGACACTCCTAAAAAACCCATAAAAGGTATTGATGGAAATTACATTGAAATTGGAGTTATAGAACATTGGGACAATGAGGTTGATGGGTTAAAAGGAGATCAAGACGGATTAAATGAATACTATAGACAATTTCCAAGAACTGAGCAACATGCTTTTCGTGATGAGACTAAACAAAGTTTATTTAATTTAATTAAAATTTATGAACAAGTAGATTTTAACGATGCTTTAAATAATCACGCAAATGTTACACGTGGAAGTTTTCAGTGGCAAAATGGTATTAAAGATACACAAGTTATTTTTATCCCTAATAATAATGGTAGATTTCTTGTATCATGGGTTCCACATAAAAATCTTCAAAATCAAGTGATAATAAAAAATGGAGTGAAATATCCTGGTAATGAACATGTTGGTGCTTTTGGTTGTGATAGTTATGATATTAGTGGAACAGTAGACGGTAGAGGTTCAAATGGTTCATTACATGGATTAACTAAATTTAGTATGGAAGAAGTTCCTGCAAATCAATTTTTTTTAGAATATATAGCTAGACCTCAAACTGCGGAAATATTTTTTGAAGAAGTTTTAATGGCTTTAGTTTTTTATGGAATGCCTTTACTTGCAGAAAACAACAAACCTCGATTATTATATCATATTAAAAGAAGAGGTTATAGAGGTTTTAGTATGAATAGACCTGATAAAATATGGAGTAAACTATCTGTAACCGAAAAAGAAATTGGTGGAATTCCTAACTCAAGTGAAGATATTAAACAAGCTCATGCAGCGGCAATTGAATCTTATATAAATGAATATGTAGGTTTATATGATGGAGTATGTGGAAGTATGTATTTTCAAAGAACTTTAGAAGATTGGGCAAGATTTGATATAACAAAAAGAACTAAACACGATGCATCAATTAGCTCTGGATTAGCGATTATGGCTTGTAATAAAAATAGATACAAACCTGTTTTTCAAAGACAAAGACCAATAGTGAATCTAGGATTTAATAAATATGATAATCAAGGATCAATTTCAAAAATAATAAAGTAAATGATTGAAACAAGTGGAAGAAATTCGTTTCCGGATCAGGTGGTACCTGATGTAGTAAAAGATACTTGGGAATATGGACAACAAGTTGGTAGAGCTATAGAAGGCGAATGGTTTGGATACACAAGAGCTGGAAGTAGATATTATACTAATTTTGATAATTTTCATAAATTAAGATTGTACGCTAGAGGAGAACAAAACATCCAAAAGTACAAAGATGAAATGTCTATTAATGGAGATTTATCTTATTTAAACTTAGATTGGAAACCTGTACCAGTAATTCCTAAATTTGTAGATATCGTTGTTAATGGTATGTCCGATCGTCAATACGACATAAAAGCTTTTTCTCAAGATCCTGAATCAATTAAACAAAGAACTAAATACGCAGATACGATATTAAGAGATATGCAAGCTAAAGAGTTTTTAGATAATGTACAAAACACTTTAGGATTAAATTATTATTCAGTAGAAGATCCAGAAAATCTACCTCAAAACAGAGAAGAACTTGATGTTCATATGCAATTAGATTACAAACAATCTATTGAAATTGCGGAAGAAGAAGCTATAACAAATACGTTAGCTAGAAATAAATATGAGTTAACTAAACGCAGATTAAATTATGATTTAACCGTTCTAGGTATTGGTGCTGTTAAAACTTCTTGGAATGAATCAGAAGGAGTAAAAGTTGAGTATGTTGATCCAGCAAATCTAGTATGGTCTTATACTGAAGATCCTAATTTTGATGATTTATGGTACGTAGGGGAAGTTAAAGGTTTAAGTTTACCAGAAATAAAAAAAGAGTTTCCAAATCTAACAGATGCCGATTTAGAAGAAATTCAAAAATACCCAGGTAATTCTAGCTACTTAAGAAATTGGAATGGTAGAAAAGATGATAACATGGTTTATGTTTTATATTATGAGTATAAAACTTACAGTAATCAAGTTTGGAAAATAAAACAAACCGCTACAGGATTAGAAAAAACATTAGAAAAACCAGATACTTTTAACCCACCTGCTAATGATAACTTTGATAGAATCCATAGATCTATAGAAACTTTATACTCTGGAGCTAAAATATTAGGACATCCTAAAATGCTTAAATGGGAGTTAGCAAAAAATATGGTTAGACCTAAGTCTAATCTAGTTAAAGTGAATATGAATTATAGTATTTGTGCTCCTAGAATGTACAAGGGAAGAATTGAATCTTTAGTTAGTAGAATAACTGGATTTGCAGATATGATTCAATTAACTCATTTAAAACTACAACAAGTGTTATCTCGAATGGTTCCAGATGGTGTATATTTAGATGCAGATGGTTTAAATGAAGTTGATCTAGGAAATGGTACAAAATACAATCCTGCCGAAGCTCTTAACATGTACTTCCAAACAGGTAGTATAGTTGGTAGATCTTTTACTCAAGATGGAGATATGAACCCTGGTAAAGTTCCTATACAAGAATTAGCTAGTAGTAATGGAATGGGTAAAATACAATCTTTAATATCTACTTATCAATATTATCTTCAAATGATAAGAGATGTTACCGGTTTAAATGAAGCAAGAGATGGTAGTACTCCTGATCCAAAATCTTTAGTTGGTTTACAAAAACTTGCTGCAGCAAATTCAAATACTGCTACTAGACATATATTACAAGCTAGTTTGTATTTAAGTTTAAAAGCTTGTGAAAATATAGCTTTAAGAATTTCAGATTCTTTAGAATATGCTTTAACTAATGAAGCTTTACAATCTAGTATTAGTTCTTATAATGTAGGATCTTTAGAAGATGTTATGCATTTACATTTATATGATTTTGGTATATTTTTAGAACTAGAACCTGATGAAGAAGAAACAGCTCAATTTGAACAAAATATTCAAATGGCTTTACAACAACAAAGTATTACGTTAGAAGATTCAATAGATTTAAGACAAATTAAAAACTTAAAACTAGCGAATCAAATGTTAAAAATAAAACAACGTAAAAGAGCTGAAGAATTACAAGCACAACAACAAGCTGCTATTCAAGCTCAAGCTCAAGCTAATGCACAAGCAGCTGAAGCGGCAGCGTTGGCTGAAACACAAAAACAACAAGTATTAACAGAGCAAAATATTCAATATGAAAACGCGAAAAAGAATTTTGATATTGAAAAATATGAAGCAGAAGCTAACATTAAACAAAGGTTAATGGCTGTTGAGTTTGACTACAATATGAGACTTGCTCAGGCAAAACTTAAAAGAGAAAAAGAAAAAGAGGAGTTTATTGAAGATAGAAAAGATCAAAGAACTAAGTTAGAAGGAACTCAACAAAGTAGAATGATAAGTCAAAGGCAAAATGATTTATTACCAACTGATTTTGAGTCAGAAGGAAATGATACATTGGGAGAAATTGGATTAAATCAATTTTAACCAGTATAACAATTATTAACTATTATATTATATTATGTCAAAAGAAGAACAAGTACCTCAAGAAGGTGAATTTAAAATGAAGAAAAAACCTGGTAGACCTAGAAAATTAAATAAAACTGATGAGCCAGTAAAGTTAGATTTAACTAAAAAAGAAGAAAATGCCGTTCAAGAGCAAGATTCAAAGAAAGAAGTGTTACAGTCTACTAAGCAAAGCCAAGAGACAGGGCAAAAAACCGAAGTGGGATTGCAAGAAGTGGGATCGTCACACACCGAATCTAAAAAACCTACCGAAGACAAAGAAGTAAAAGAAGTAATCAAACCTAAAGAAGAAGAAAAGCCTCCACTAGAAGAAATAAACATTGGAGAAAAAGAAAAAGAAATAGAACCTCAAGTAGCTAAAACTCCTGAAACTCCTAAAATGGATTTACCGGAAAACGTAGAAAAATTAGTAAATTTTATGAGAGATACTGGAGGTAATATAGAGGATTATGTTAGGTTAAATGCGGATTACACAAACGTAGATGGAAACGTATTATTAAAAGAATATTATAAACAAACTAAACCACATTTAGATGCATCTGAAATAGATTTTTTAATGGAAGATAAATTTTATTACGATGAAGATGTGGATGAAGAGCGAGACATTAGAAAAAAGAAACTCGCTAAAAAAGAAGAAATTGCAAAAGCCCAAAACTTTTTGGAAGAAACAAAAGCTAAGTATTACGATGAGATCAAGTTGAGACCAGGAGTAACACAAGAGCAACAAAAAGCTATGGAGTTTTTCAATAGATACAACGCAGAACACGAGCAAAAAGTTGAAAGACATAAAAACTTTGTATCAACAACTAACGATTACTTTAATAATGATTTTAAAGGTTTTAATTTCGATTTAGGTGAAAAGAAGTTTAGATACGGTGTTAATAATCCTTCACAGGTAGCGCAAGATCAGTCTGATATAAGTATATTTCTTAAGAAGTTCTTAAATGAAGACGGTACAATTAACGACTATCAAGGTTATCACAAAGCCATGTACGCTGCTAGAAATGCTGATACCATTGCAAAACATTTTTATGACCAAGGTGTATCCGACGCGACTAAAGATATTGTAACTAAATCAAAAAATATAAGTAAAGAAGGTAGACAAAGTACTCCTGATGATATTTATATAAATGGATTAAGAGTAAAAGCAATAAGTGGTGTAGATAGTTCTAAGTTGAAAATAAAAAAACGCAAATTTAACACTTAAAAATTAAAATTATGGGATTTGTAACCGGTGGGAGTTTTCCCGCATCGTTAGTTCCTAGTCAAAGACGAATGACGCTTTCAGATAATTATCTGAATTTTGCTGATGGAACGTCTGATTGGGCACAACAATACTTACCTGAGCTTTATGAGCAGGAAGTAGAGAGATATGGTAACAGAACGTTGTCAGGTTTCTTAAGAATGGTTGGCGCTGAAATGCCAATGACATCTGACCAAATTATTTGGTCTGAACAAAATAGATTGCATGTAGCGTATAATCAAGTACGTTGTAATGCAGCTAATCAATTAACAGTCACTTTAACAGCTCCAGCTACTAATCATGTAGTTAAAGTTAATCAAACAATTTTGGTTTCTGATAATGCAACTGGATTGATTACACAAAAAGCAATTGTAACAGCGATTGGAGCTACTACAATTACAGCTACACCTTATGATAGTGTTTCTTTTAGTGCTGCTATTCAAGCGTTAAATGTAGCAGGTGATCTAAGTGTTTTTGTATATGGTTCAGAATGGGAAAAAGGATCTAACGATGCTACTACTATTTCTGTAACTCCAGGTTTTCAAGAGTATTCAAACTCTCCAATTATTATTAGAGATAAGTATCAAATCAATGGTTCTGATGCTGCTCAAATTGGTTGGGTTGAAGTTGCTACTGAAGACGGTACGTCAGGATACTTGTGGTACCTAAAGGCCGAATCTGAAACAAGATTAAGATTTGAAGATTATATGGAAATGGCGTTGGTTGAAGGTGAACTTGTTGGTCACACTTTCTCTCCAGCTACATGGACAGCTAATGTAAAAGGTACACAAGGTTTATTCTCTGCTATTGAAGCAAGAGGTAACGTTTATCAAGGTTTTGCAGGTGCTGCTGCTCCAGGTTCTGGCGCAATGGCTGATTTCGATGAAATCCTTAAAAACTTAGATAAGCAAGGTGCTATTGAAGAAAACATGCTTTTCTTACAAAGACAAACAGCTCTTGATTTTGACGATATGATCGCAGCTATGGCTGGTGGAGGTTATGCTTCTACTGCTGCAGCTTCTTATGGTCTATTTGACAATGAAGAAGAAATGGCGTTAAACTTTGGATTTTCTGGGTTTAGAAGAGGTTCTTATGACTTCTACAAAACTGATTGGAAATATCTAAATGACGCTTCTACTAGAGGTTTATCTAAAGCAATTGATGGTGTTTTAGTTCCTGCTGGAACTTCAACAGTATACGATCAAATGTTAGGAGCTAATATCAGACGTCCATTTTTACACGTAAGATATAGAGCTTCTGAAACTGAAGACAGAAGATACAAAAACTGGATCACTGGTTCAGTTGGTGGAGCTTACACTGATGGGGTTGATGCAATGTCTGTACATTTCTTAACTGAGAGATGTTTAGTAACTCAAGCAGCTAATAACTTTGTGTTATTCAAAGCGGTTTAATTTATTAACATTTTAAAATTTAGAAATTATGCTTATAAAAATCATAAACCCAAATACAAGTACATCAGAATTATCTGGTACTATACAAACTGGTAATATTATAGCGGACGTTAATGTTCCTATAGCTATTTCTGGTTATTCAGATAGTAATTCGTTATCATCATTTGATCTTGCTATTCAAGATCCTGCTGGTGGTGCACTTACAACTTTACAAATTCAATTTGATGGTGATATGGGAGCAACAATGCCTCAAGCTGTTATTGATGAACTAAATTCATTAGTAGAACTTGGCACAGAATCCATAAATATTCCTGAATTTAGAAGTGTAAATACGTCTAACGGTGTTTCCCCTGGTGGTGCACTTTATACTATTACTGGTCTTAGAATATCATAGATCATAACTAACAAGACCCCTTTAATTAGGGGTCTTTTTAAATTATTTATATTATATTATATTATGAAAGAAAAAGAAACTACTCAAGTGAAAGACACTTGGGAATATAAAGATAGACATTATTACTTAGCAGATGGTAAAGAACCTTTATCATATACTATTCCTAGTAGACATACTCAAAGATATCCGTTAGTATGGTTTGATCCAGAAAAAGGATATGAAAGAGAATTAAGATATGCTACTAACCAAAAGAGTGTCTTTGTAGATGAACAAAAAGGTCCAGCTACTTTAAAGCATATTATTTTTACAGATGGTGTTTTACATGTTCCTAAAAATAAAAGAAGCTTACAAGAGTTTTTAGCTATTCATCCTCATAATGGTATTATATTTAAAGAGCTTGATAAGCAAGTTGAAGCAATTGATGAACTTGAATATTTAGAACTTGAAGATGATGCTGTTGGAATTGCTAGAACAATGGACGTTGATCAACTTGAAGCTATATTAAGAGTTGAAAGTGGATCAGCTGTTTCTAATTTAACGTCTAAAGAAATAAAAAGAGACGGTATTTTGTTTGCAAAGAAAAACCCTGCTTTATTTATTAATTTAGCTCAAGATGAAAATGTTGTATTAAGAAACTTTGCTATTAAAGCTAGAGAAGCTCATATAATAAATTTATCTGACGATCAAAGAACTTTTAAATGGGCAACAAATGGCCGCAAACTTATGACTGTTCCATTCGATGAAAATCCATATTCAGCTATGGCTGCTTGGTTTAAAACGGATGAAGGGTTAGAAGTTTATAAGTCTATAGAGAAAAAACTCAAATAACAAGTGATTATTAAAAGGGTGGCCTAACCGCCATCCTTTTTTTTTAAAAATATTAATATGGTAGACGTAAATACAGTTTATAAAACAGTATTATATATTCTCAATAAAGAACAAAGAGGATATGTAACACCAGATGAGTTTAATAAGTTAGGAGTTCAAGTACAAAGAGAAATCTTTGAACAATACTTTGATGAACTAAATCAACAATTACGTGTACCTCAAAATAATGATGAGTATGCTGATAGAGTTAAAAATTTAGAAGAAAAAATAGATATTTTTAAAAAATTTGACACTTGTACATATTCAAATCCACATTTTACTTTACCTTCCGATGTTCATCGTTTAGGTATATTGGCTTATAGAGAAAAAGAAATTCAAGAAATAGATAGAAGAAATCATTTGCTTGTAAATAAGTCATCATTAACAACTCCCACAAACTCAAATCCTTTATATATATTAGAAGGCACTGGATCTCCCTCCGCTGCTCCTAGCAAAGTTTTTGTATATCCTAATAGTATTACTTCAGGTGTGACAGCTTATTATGTAAAAGCACCAATTGATCCTAGATGGGGTTATTCAGTGGGTAATTTAGGACAATATCTTTATGATAGCACTACTTATGGAGCTAATTTATTAAATAACGGAGGAGTTTTAAGCTCTATATTAACAAACCCCACAGGTATTACTCCTGATAAAACTTACACAGGTTTAACAACAACAGTTTCTCCAGCTGGTGGATCAGGTGCTGAGTTATCAGCAGTAGTTAGTGGAGGAACGGTGACATCTGTTACTGTAACTACACCAGGATCAGGATATAGCGTTGATGATGTTATAACTGTGTCATCCGGACAATTTTTAGGTGCTCCAACTAGTGATTTAGATGTTACTTTAACTGCTGCAGATTTTAACTCAGGTAGTACTTATGGTTCAACTCAATTTGAGTTACATCCTTCCGAACAAACTAATATAATTTTACAAATATTAATGTACTGTGGAGTTATAATTAGAGATCCACAAATAGTTCAAACTGCTGCTAGTTTAGTTCAGCAAGACGAAATGTTAGAAAAAAGTTAATAAAATATGGCTGCAATAAACGAAACAAACGAACAATATTATAGTGGTACACAAATACTTCAGGCAGATGCAGCAGGAAGTGCTGGACAAGTTTTTACTTTTACTTTTGATACAGAACTATCTTTAGGCAGTGCTACAAGTTGGGATCCTACAGTTAATGAATATGCTTTAAATAATTTTAAAATATATACATCAGCAACAGGTACTCCTGGTACTTGGGTTGAATATATATTAGCTTACACAGTAACTACTACACCTATAGGACCAAATGTAAATAGTTTAATAACTATCACAGCGGCTTTACCTTCTAACGTGTATGTTAAAGTAGAATTATCTACCACTGCTTTAGAAAACAATTACGGTGGTTACGCATATATAACTATTGATGATATAGTAAATAATTTTTTAGTTGGATACGTTGGTACAGGTAAACTAATTTCAAATGTTCCTAGAACTGACGTTATATTTCATGCTAAAAGAGGTTTGCAAGAATTTAGTTACGATGTTTTAAAAAGTATAAAATGTCAAGAATTAATTATTCCAGATAGTTTATCTTTAGTTATACCTCAAGACTATGTAAATTATGTTAAACTTTCATGGATAGATGATCTAGGAGTTCAACATATTATTTATCCTACCACATTGACTACAAATCCTACAGAAATACCTATTCAAGACGAAGAAGGTATACCAACGCAAGATAATTTTGGTGCAAATGTTGAAGGAGATTCTATTACAGAAGATAGATGGGATAGTGCTAATATGAGAAGGATAAGTGGAAATATAGGTTTAATAAATGGTGGTGTGTACAACGATTGGTGGGGTAGAAATTTTATTGGAAAAAGATATGGATTAGAACCGTCATTAAGTCAAACCAATGGATGGTTTACAATAAACGAAAGAGAAAATAAATTTTCATTTAGTAGCAACCTTAAAGGTTTAGTAATTACTTTAGAATATTTATCTGATGGATTAGCTTATGATACTGATACTAAAGTTCCTAAATTAGCAGAAGAAGCAATGTACATGCATATAGCTTACTCTATATTAGCAAGTAAAATTAATCAACCTGAGTACGTAGTTCAAAGGTACAAAAAAGATAGAAGAGCTGCTTTGAGAAATGCTAAAATTAGATTACAAGGTATGGGTAAATTTGAAGAGTTAACAAGAATAATGAGGAACAAATCTAAATGGATTAAACATTAGTTAAATGGCTGAAATAAAGAACAACTTTCTAAAGTCCAAAATGAATAAAGATTTGGACGATAGAATACTTCCTAATGGCGAATATAGAGAAGCTCAAAATGTTGCTATAAGTAAATCTGAATCATCAGATGTAGGTGCTTTAGAAAACATTCTTGGTAATAGTTTAGCATCTAGTTTAGGTTTAAGTTCTAACTGCGGTATTACTGTTATTGGTAAATATATGGATGATACCAATAATAGGATTATAATTTTTGTCACTGACTATACAGACTCTTCTCCTAACAGACTTGATAATTTCGCTCCATCTACTACCACTCATCAAATTCTTTGTTACTATCCAAATGACAACACTGTCAATACATTGGCAACGGGTAGATTTTTAAATTTTTCTAAAACACATCCAATTTATGGGGTTAATTTATTGGAAGATTTATTGTTTTGGACTGATGATAGAAATCAACCTAGAAAATTAAATGTTTCCGTTGCTGAAGCAAATAATAATTGGTATAATATAGAAGAAACTATTTCTGTTTGTAAATACTACCCATGGAAACCTATTAGGTTGTATAAAGATAGTGGTATTCCTACAAGTGTATCTTTATTTGCTGGGGGATCAGGTTATACTGCTTTTACAGCAGGAATGGCTACTAGTCCTGTTATTGCTGGTGGTACAGGCTTAATAGTTAATAATGGTGCAGTTGGAGGCGGTGGAGCATTACTAGATAATATTACAATAAGCACTCCTGGAAGTGGATACACGAATGGAGAAATTGTAAATGTTAGCGGTGGTGGTGGTAGTAGTGGTGGACAAATTGTTGTAACTACTAGAATGGATTCTACAATGCAAGATGTTGTAAGTCAATATTTACCAGATGCTAACGTAACGGCTGTATCAGTAGTAGGAGCTCCGTCTGGATCAGGTTACACTGCTGGAGCAGCAAACACTAGTGCAGGTTCAGGATCAGGTTTAACTGTAACATTGGTAGTAGATGGCACTGGAAGAATAACAGACGCATCAATAGTTAATCCTGGAGTGGGATATACGAATGGAGATGTAGTAACAGTTGATGCAAACGGAGGTGGTCCAGCTGGAAGTGGTGGCTCATTACAATTAACAGTCACTTCCACTGTAAATCCTTATTATAACGCAAATTGGCCTGGTGATCCTGAATATTTTAAAAATAAATTAGCAAGATTTAGTTATAGATTTAGATTTGAAGATGGAGAATATTCTTTAATTGCGCCGTTTACACAAATAGCGTTTATTCCAGAACAAGATGGTTATTTTATAGCTAATGATGAAGATAGAACTTATACAAGTACTGAAGTGGCGTTTATGAAAAATAAAGTAAACAATGTTTCATTAATGATAGATTCTCCTGAAGGTTATCCATGGGCTGGATTAAGAAGTACTTTAAAAGTTGTAGAAATGGATATACTATACAAAGAGTCAAATGGTTTATCTATTAAAGTTCTAGATACTATACCAGCAGAAGAATTTGGAAATAATGTTTCTAAAGGAACAACTGTATTTGAATATGAATATCAATCTAAAAAACCAATAAAAGTTCTTCCAGAATCTGAAGTTATTAGAACTTCTGACAAAGTACCAATAAGAGCTTTAGCTCAAGAGGTAGTTGGAAATAGAGTAATATACGCAAACTTTTTAGATAAACACAGTTCTCCAGATCATTTAGATTATAATATTTTATCTTCTACAAAACATGATGAGTCGTCAACAACCCCTGCTTACACTCATAAAGAATATCAAAATAGTACATTAAAGCAAAATAGAACCTATCAAGTAGGAATAGTTTTATGCGATAAATACGGTAGACAAAGTGATACTATACTATCGTCAGCAAATAGTAGTATTTCTACTACTGATAAAGGAGATACTATTTATCATGCGTATAAAAGTGATGGATTTACTGATAGTGATTTAATAAGTAATACTACAACTTGGCCAGGTGACTCGTTAAAAGTGTCTTTTAATTCATTAATACCTTCATCCATATTAAATGATCCAGGTTATCCAGGGTTATACGATAGTACAACTAATCCATTAGGATGGTATTCTTATAAAATTGTAGTAAAACAAACTGAACAAGGTTATTATAATGTGTATTTTCCAGGAATTTTAAATGGAGGTAGTAATAATTTAGGAAGTACTCCAGCTAGTTCGGAAGATCCTACAGGGTATATGGTTTTAACTGGTGATAACATTAATAAAGTCCCAAAAGATTTATTAGATGTAGGTCCTAATCAAAATCAATTTGCATCTGGAAGACCTACATATGACCAAGATCCATCATACTACGAATGGGACGCAATTCCTTTAATAAGTGGAGATGTTGCTTATGGATTACAAGTAGATATATCATCTGATCCTGAAAATCTTACCCAAGCACAAAAAGCTTTATTAAATAGAAGAGATAGAATAACAGGAAGAAGAACATTAAATTCTAATGTTATACTTTATGGTAGAGTTACAAATTTTACTGTTACAACTCCAAGTGTAGTTGTTTGTAATAAACGAATAAATCCAGGAACTAATAATGATTTTGTTGCGGGAATAGGTACGTTGATAGATCTTGGTTTAGCAGATTCCAGTGGTGCTATACAACCATCTTTATATAGTTATCAAAGTAATCCATTTGCGGGTAGAATAGAGCTAACTGATACATCTATTGGATCTACTCAAGCTGATTTAGGATCAGGTAATTTAACTGAACTTGCGGTTTACGAAACTGAACCATTTAACTCTGCGTTGGATATATATTGGGAAACTTCAACTTCTGGGTTAATATCTGAATTAAATAATGCTATAGGTGCTAGCGACTTATTTATACCAGTTAGTTTAGATAAACCATCTACCGATACTTTTGATGAATTCACAAATATTGGTGGTGGTGCAACTAGCACATTTTATGCTCGAGACAATAACGGAAGTATTATAGCAGGTGCAACTATGGTTTTAAGTAATGTAAAAGATGCAAACTTAAATAATGTATTAGGTAATTTTACTTTAACTAACGATGGTGGGGGAGGATATCATATTTCCTTAGCTACTCATCAATATTATACTTCTAATTTTGATAACAATAAATTCACTGGTTATGTTCAAGTTAGTAGTGGAGTTAATGTACAGTTTTTTAAAGTAGATTTTATAAGAACTAATCTATCTCCAAGTATAACAAACAAACCGCCAGCTGTTGGAAGTTATCCAAGCTTATTACTTGCAGATACTTCAGGAGGTTTAATGTATACTTTTTTAGCAGATAATGGAGCAAGAGATACTAGCGTCAACAAAAAAGAACTAACTTGGGAACTAGTCTCTCAGCAAGAATATGACTTCGGCACTCAAACAAAAGGCAACGATGTAAACTTATTTTACGGTAGTTCAACTACAGAAGGACAATATTCTTTTTATAATAATCCTACTCCTCAAAGTTATCACTCAGCAATCTTACCTGGTTTCTTAAACTTTGCATATATTGTAACAGTAAAAGTAACTGACGGTGGTGGTTTATCTGATGAATCAGAGTTTATTGTAATACCTGATGTGTAATAAGTTAAAAACATAAGTAATTATAAATTATGGCATATACAGTAGAAGTAAAATATTTTAATTCTTTTTGGTTAAAAAAAGTAGTTCAAGGTGGAGCCAATCCTAGAACTTTACCAGAGTGGCCAGGATTGCCTTGGAATCCAACAGGTTATCCTACTTTTCCTTTTGGAGGAGGAACAGCTACTCCCGCGCCAACTAATTACACACCATGGTTTGTTGAAGAAGCTAGAATAAAAGGAGGATATAATAATACTACTGTAGATTTTGGAGCTAAAGCATATATTACAAGAAGACCAAGTATACAAACTAGAAGGGAAAGTTCTTTAATATATTCAGGTATTTATAATTCAGCTACTGATATTAATAAAACTAATGTATTTTCTGTAGGAGAAGCTATAACAAAATCCACTGATCCTATCAACGGAAGTATTCAAAAGTTATATGCTGAAGATAGCAATTTAATTATTTTTCAAGAACTTAAAGTAAGTAGAGCTTTAATAGATAAAGATACTATATATACCTCTGAAGGTGGTACACAAACGATGCCACAAGGCGTGGTGATGGGACAAATAAAACCTTATAAAGGTGAATTTGGTATAAGCAAAAATCCAGAATCTTTTGCCCAGTATGGTTATAGAAAATATTTTGTAGATAAAAATCACGGTTGTGTTTTAAGATTGTCTAATGATGGTATGACTGAGATATCAAATTATGGTATGAAAGATTATTTCAGAGACCACTTAAATAATTTAAACAACGAATGGACGGTAAGTAATTCTACATTTACTTTAAGTACTCCAGTTCCAACTGGTGCTAGTGTTACAAGTTTTGATGTCGATAGTGCTGATTGCTGTGGTATTGAAAAAGGAGGAAGAATTCAAGCTGTAATTATCTCGGCAGGAGTTATAACTTCTATATATCCTCAAGAATCATATATAACTAACGTAGTAGACGCAGGATCTACTTGTACTATAACTATAGATCCCGCTATGGATTTTAGTGGAGCATCGATGCCTACTCCACCTACAAGTATAATAATATATACACCTATAAAAAGTAAAACTATAGGTGGTTGGGATACTTACAATAAAAATTATGTAATTTCTCTACAATCAACACCTTCTTATATAGGTACTTCCACTAGATTTTCTACATTAAATGGACTGATAAGTGGAAACTATGACACTCTTTCTTTCGATGAAGAGTCTTTAGGTTGGACAAGTTTTTACACTTATAAACCTACTTTTATAGATAGCCTTCAAAATATTTTTTATAGTTTTAATTCTGGAGAAGTATGGAAACATAATGATGAGTTAGCGGGAAATAATAGAGGTGAGTTTTATGGAGTTAGAGATGATGCTTATATAGAGTTTGTATTTAATCCTAATCCTTCTATAACTAAAAACTTTTTAACAGTTTCTTATGAAGGAACTAATGGTTGGGAAATAGCAAGTTTTAAAGGTAGCGAAGTTGGTCCGGATAATAATTCAACTTCTACTACACCAGATTGGGTTAATACTCAAGATATTACTACAACTGTTAAGAGTTATAATGACGGATTATATACGGAAAATGGAATAACTTATAGAGCAGGTTTTAATAGAAAAGAAAATAGATACGTAGCAAATTTAATAAATAATTCACCAGCTGCTGCAGGTGAAATTGCTTTTGGAAGTGCAATGAGTGGAATAAAAGGTTATTTCGCTACTGTTAAGATTCAAACTGATGATACAACACAACCAGGTGCTATGAAAGAATTATTCACTGTGGGATCTAATTTTTCCATGTCTTCACAATAAATAAATAATAATAATTATGATTGCTTTTGGACCAATAGGAATAGGAGCTTTATTTTCAATAGCTACGCCTTTAGCACAAGGTATATATACGAAAATAAAAGCAAAAAAAGATTTAGATACAGCTAATCAACAAGCTCAAATGTATGCTGATCAAGAAGAGCAGCTAAGAAAAAATAGACAAGCTATTATAAATCCTTACGAAGAAATAAAAGATTTAAGTGGACAAATAACAAATCCTTTTGAAAACATGGGAGTTGCTACTAATGCAGCTAGAACTCAAGCAGAAGAAGCTGACATTGCTTTAGCTAATACATTAGACACCATGAGAGAAACTGGTATGGGTGCTGGTGGTGCTACAGCTTTAGCTCAAGCTGCTTTAAGAAGTAAGAAAGGTATATCTGACAATATACAACAACAAGAAGCTCAAGTTCAAAAAATTAGAGCTGAAGGAGAAGCTCAAGCTAACAGAGAAAGAGTTGCAGAGAAACAAAGAGTTCAAGAAGCTGGAGTTATGGGAGAAATGTTTCAGTTTCAAGCTCAAGAAGCTAGAGATATTGCAGACTTGGAAAGAACAAGTGCTTTAGCTGATAGAGCTTGGGCTAGACAATACTACGATAATCAAGCTAACACACAAGCAAGTGCAAACCTAATAGGTGATATTGGTACAGGTTTAACTATGGTTGGTGGTGCTATGGGAGGGTTTTCTCCTGGAAGTGGTTATTTAGACTATCAAGCATGGCAAGAAGAATACGGCCCTCAAGGAGAATAAAACAAAAAAAATATGGCAACACCAGGATTTAACATTCAAAAAGAAAACGTAAATAAACCTCAATTCCAAGCTTATAGGCAATTAGAGTCTTATGGGCAGATGAGGAGAGATCTTAATAGACGATTAAAAGACGCTGCCACTTATGGTGATACTATAGCAGCACAAACCGCTCGTAATCGAAAGTATAGAGACGCTTTACAAAAAGAAGAAGAGAAAGAATTAGATACTCAATACGCTAGAATTGGAGATATTGGAGACACGGGATTTAGTAAACTTGATAAAAGCAAAGATGATTATTTTTACGCGTTAATAGATGATTATGTAGATATTAAAAGAGCTATGGAAGGTCCTTCTCCAACAGTTGATCAACAAACTGGTAGAAGAGCCTTAGCTGAAATCAATCAAAAAGTAGATAGGTTTAAAGGTGCTGTACCTGAGATAATGGCTCAAGCTCAATTAGTAAATGAAGCGTTAAAAATACCTGCAGGAAAACCTGGTTCTTTAAGTTCATTGTTTAGCTCTGAAGAAGCTCAAGTATTACGTAATTTAGTAAATGATGGTGATGTAAGTATATTAGAGAAAAACGGGCAACTAGTTTTATTTTCTCCTCCTGGTAGTACTAATCTTCCTGAAGGAGGATTAATTAATGTAGATGAACTACAAAAACTCACTGAGCAAGGAAAAAATTATGTTCAAACAGTTCCTGATGTAGGAGGACAATTAAAAAATGCTTTTGAAGGAATAGTAGGTAATAAAGAAAATGGATATAACTTGGGATATACTATTGATCCCACTACTGGTAAAACAAGAGTTGATGATGAAGGAAATCCTATAGGTAGATTTTTTACAGAAAATACATTTACAGAAAACAATAAAACCATTACCACTAGAACAATGACATCTCAACAAAGAGATAATATTCAAGATGCAATGTTAAAAACAAACATTATGCAACCTATTGTAGATACATATGGTAGAGAAATATGGGCTGATATGATGGGTAATGATACACCTTACGAACCAAATAAAAATAGTGACGAAGTAGTTAGGTTTTTAACAAATAAAGCTATCGATGATTATGGCAATGAAGTAGGTATTGAATATATAACAGATACTAAAGACAAAGAGAAAGAGAAAGCTAGTGAGGCGGATAAAAAAGCTTATAGAGAGAGGAAAAAAGCACTTAAAGAAATGAAACTAAGTAAAGATGAGTTAACACAAGAAGTTGATTTCATGTTTAAAGGTTTAATGAATTTAGATTCTCAAAATTTATTAAATATGAAACTATTTGATGTGCTTATGGAAGATATTAAATTCACTAAAGATGGTAAAATGCAAATGGCTGGAGGAGATCTTGCTCCGTTTGATATAACAGATAGAGAGGCTATAGTAAATTTATTTAGAGAAAACTTCCCTAAAATACCAGTTAAAGACGTAACTAAAATAGTAGATGATTGGTACGAAGATCATCCAGGTTATGAAGCAACATGGAAAGATATTTTAAAAGAAAAAATTGAATCAGGAACACTTGAAATGGTGGAAGAAGAAGTGAAAGAAGAAGGGGAATTAGATTAATAAAGTATATGGATGAAGTAGAAAAATTATTTGAAGTTCTTAAAAGAGATGGTTATTATACTAAATCTTTTGAAGAGTTTAAAGAACAGTATGCTGACGAGTCTTATAGAGAGAAAATTTACGAAGTTATGTCTAGAGACAAATACTATACTAAATCTAGAGATGAATTTTTTCAACAATATAGTGTTGGTGATAATGATGTTGAAGTAGTTAAAACTCCCACTTATCAATCAACAACTTTAAAAACTAAAGATGATGAAGTAGTTGAAGAAGAAGAACAAGAAGTTGTTTTTGAACCTACTGAGGAGGGGAAATTTAAAGTTGGAATACAAGAAACAGAACAAATTGGAATACAAGAAACAGAACAAAAGAAACCTATTTCAACTAAAGAACATTTCAGTCCTCTTGAAGAAGAGGATTTAGCAGATGATATAACTTTTGAAGAATTTGACAACGTTCCTGAGGAAGATTTACAAAAAACTTTGGAAAATCAATATCCTTGGTTAGAGTTTGATCAACCTTTTATATACGACAGTAAATTAGGAGGTGGAGCTAATAGAGATGTTATTCAAGTTACAAACCCTCAAACCGGAGCTACGAAAGACTTTGATTTAGGTACAGATTTTAATAGGCAGAGAAGTTTTACTACCAATCCATTAAGTAGTAAAGAATCTTACGATAACATGCTTAGTTTTATAAATGAACAAAGGTATGATAAAGAAGGGAATCCTAATAAAAATTATTTAGATCATTATAGTTCTACAAGAACTTATGGTCCTGATTATCTTATAGATGATCTCACAGCTCCAGGAGGTAAAACTGAGCTCCCAGTTTCTAAAGAAGTAACTAGTGAAGCGCTTAGGTTGGTTAAGAGTGATCCTACTGGTAAACTTACTATGAAAAAAGCTATACAGCAAGTAGCAAATAGCCAATGGGGTCAAATGAATATTGCCTGGAAAACTGATTTTTATAATGATAAAAACTTTGAAAATGTAACATTGGTTAATGCTACTAAAGATGCGGTTGAGAATGGAGATTTAAATATTAATATAACGACTACAGATCAAATAAATGATCCAAACCTAGTTCATGAAACTTATCAAACTCTACGAAAATTAGGAGTACCTGCAGAAGTTTTTAAAACAGATATAGATCAAGACTATTTAGAAGCATTGTACAATATAGATAGTGTTAATCCTGATCCAGCTGATGAACTTGTATTTGAAAAATACCAGCGAACTAGAGACGCTCAAATTAAAGATCAAGTATATGAATATTTAAATACTACACAAAAAGGAAGATTAATATTACAAACTTACAATGCTGTAGAAGAACAGAAAAATGTAGATGATATAGTTATTCCTATACAAAATAAAGTTAATGAAGAAGTTACAGCTGAAGATCCAAGGGTTGCTAAAACAAAAAATATCATAAAATACTATAATCCAGACATTAATGAAGAGACAGCTGAAGCTACAGCTTTAGAAATGGTAAGAAACCAAGAGACTAATGATAGAATAGACGCTAAAGTAAACGAGTACGGAGAAAAAGAATTTGAATGGCAAGTTAGGATGGGCTATGGAATGAATGCTGAAGATCTCAAAGCTTTAAAAGAAAAAGGTAAAAAGGCTAAAACTCCAGAAGAACTTGAAGCTTATAGAGCAGAAGTAAGAGATCTAGTTAATGATGGGAAAATTAATTTATTAAGAAATCCTGATGGAACTTTTGTTGATCAAACTTTACAACAACAAACAGACGCTTTAAAAGATAACAAAAAACTAGGATCTTTACTTGATGAATACATGTATCAAAGTTCTGATGAACTAACTCAAGAACTGTTTAACATGAACAATCAATTAAAGGTTTATGCTAAAGATATATTAAGAGAAGGTTACGGTAATACTATGGTTGATGCTACTCTTGCTCAGCAGTTAGGCGAAGGCTTAAGCTTCTTAACAGGTTGGGCAACTGTTGGTAGCACTAAAGGGTTACCTGGTAGTGCATACAGAGATTTTGAAAATATAGATGATTGGATTAATGGTTCTGAAGAAATGCCTATAGGTTTAACTACATTACCCGAATCAGCAAGTGCTAGTAAAACAGTTAAAAATTACAACGATCTTTTAGAGAAAAGAGCTACATTATTGTTAGCAAAAGAACTAAATGTAAATCCAATGACGTTTGGTAAGCATGATTGGGGTGTTGTTAGAGCTGCACACTCATTCGGACAAGAACTTATCCCTGCTCTTGGTGGTAGATATATGGGTGAAGAAGAAATGAGGAGTAATGCTTTAGATATATACGAAAATGCTTTTGGAATAACAAGAACTGAAAGTCAAGACTTTATAGCTAACCATTTAGGAGGTTATGAGAAAGCAGGAAGTGCAACAGCTAATTTGGTAGTCATGGCAGGTGAAATGGCTTTAACATATCCTTTATTTGGAGGAGCTAGAAGTTTGACCAAAGGAATCTATTTAATGGCTGAAGCTGGTTTAACTAGTATATCTAAAAAAGCAGCATTAAGTCCAGGGTTTATTAAATCTTTATCTAAATATACTTCTCATGTAGGAACTGAATATGTAGGTTTAGTAGGGAGTAATATAATGGAGCGTAATATATTTAATAGAGAAGGTATACATAATCCATTATTGTTTGCTGCTGGAGCAGGAGGTGCTAGAGCTGTGTTTGCTAAAGGAGGAGAGATGTATAACCAAGCTGTTAAAGAAGCCGCTAAAGTAAACCCTAGATTAAGAGAGAGTTTACTATGGGTTAGTCAACAAGAGATGACAGCTAATGTAGAAGGAGCTTTAAAACTCAAGGCTATAGCTCAATCAGGAACGAGAAATATAATAGTAAAACCCACTCTTATAGGTGGTGAAGCTTTAACAGGAGCAATAGGTATAAAAGCTGGTGAAGGTGCTGCTGGAGTAGTGGATGTAGTTGAAGGTAAAAAAACAATGAGTCAGTTGTGGAATGAAATAACTGATGTTGATTCATTATTAGAAACAGCTGCTGCTTTAGTCTTTATGAAAGTTAGTAGACCTGATCAATATGTAAACAAAGCAGTAGAAGATTTTTACGCAGAGGTTGATCTTATAGCAGGTAATAATCCTGCTTGGAATAGAATGCGTGACGCTATTGGATTAAAAAGGTTGTCTCCTAAAGAAGCTGCTAAAGCGTCTGAAGATCCTAATTATGAATTAACTATTACTGACGCATATAATAAAAAACTTCAAGAAATTCAAAAAGGTGAAGGAGATTATGAAGGACTTAGCAAAGAAGAGTTAGATCAAGCTACTGATAATTTAAACTATCAATATAATAGGTTATTAATGAAACCTGAGTTAGATCGATTAGCCAAAATGTACAAAGCTGAAGATGGTATTATAGGTTCTTATACTGACTTAGAACTAGCTTCTTTAAACATAGCTGAAGGTAGTATGAATGCAAAAGATTTATTAACTATTGCTTCTACCCCAAGTGGAGGATCGTCTGCGGTCCTACAATTAATGGCTAATGGTTATACTGAAAAAATAGCTACACAAATCTATGATTTTGCTGTAAATCAAAAAGCTATAGGTATGGAACTATTTGCAGGAGATTTAAGAAGTAAACCATTTCAAAACTATGTTAAAGAATCAATTAGACTCAACGAGTTAATTAGTGAAAAACGTACACTAGAAGACACATATAAGAACAATAAAATAGATAAAGCGGCTTATGAAATTAAAAATGAGAATTTAGATAAAGCCATCGATGCAGCTGTCGCTACTCAAAAAATAAATATTAAAAAAGCTCAGTTTGATAGACAAGTAAAAGAATCTAAAACCATACAAGAACTTAAAGATAAAGGTTTTAATGTTATAGAAGTAGATAACAAAGGAATGAAAGAGTTCAAAGAAAAAGGTGGAGAAGATTTTGTAGAAACTGAATTTGGTTTACAAGGTATTGACAAAGCAACTGGACAAGGTGTTATGGTAGTTAACACTGAAGCTACCAAAAAGTATGGAGTAGGTGGAACAGCTACTCATGAAGTGTGGCACTTTGGTTGGGAGAGAAAACTAGGAGATCAAGCTCTTGCTAAAAGAGCTGAAGAGGTTGGAGAAGAACAAGCTAATGCAGAAGCTAGAGAATACATACAAAATTTTACAGATGGTTTAAAAAAGAGAGGAATATACGATGTTGTAGAAGCTGAAATGCTTCAACGTAAAGGATTTCAAGAAGCTACATGGAGAAAAGTTCTAGAAGGTGAACAAGTCCCAATGTCAGAAATGAAAGAGTTTATAAATGAGTTTATTCAATTAGATAAAAATGGATCGTTTGACGCTGCTAAAACTGATGCACAAGTTAAAGCTTCTAAAAGACAAGAAGGTAAAAACATAACTGAAGCTGAATACAAAGCTGCTATGGCAGATCCTGCTAAATTTGTAGACTTTGTTTTAAGTGGTAAATATAAATCTAAAAATATAAATGACTTCTTAAAAGCAGAGCAAGATGCTTATACAAAAGAATTTGGTGGAAAGAAAGAAACTACAACTCAAAAATCTGAAAAAACAGATAAAGTTGTAATTTCTAAATCTAATAAAGAAATAGCTGATAGAAATACTGAAATAGAGAAAAAGATAATAAAAGCTGGAGATAGTAGAGTTAGAGATATTAAAGATCAAGAGTTGTCTGCAGAAATTAAAAAAGAATTATCTGAAAACAATATAGGTAAAGCTAGACAGTTAGCTAACCAAGCAGCTAAAAGTCCTGGCGCCATGGCTTTAGAACCTAGCAAAAGAGTTTCAGCAGAAGAATTTAGATCTGGATATGAAGAACAATTGGCTAGATTAATTGATACTTATAAACCTATCGTGAATGGTAAGCGTATACCTTTTGGTGCTTACATGCAGAAGAATTTAAAAAGAAGATATGGTCAAATACTTCAACAAGCTAAAAGAGGTAAGTTCGAAGGTAAAGAAAAAAGATTAGGACAAGAACGAGCTGAAGGAGAAAAAGAGTTTGATGTAGTAGATCCAGACGCACAAAGAGCTGTTGAATCTGTAGGTGAAAGTAAATCACTTGAACCTACAAAAACTGATAGACAAATTAGTGTTTTTGAAGGTAGACAAGCTAAAGCTAAAGAAAAGCAAATTGTAGATATATTTAAAGGATTAACAGAGGTTGATTTAGTAAATAGATCTAAAAAAGGCTTAGGTGGTACTCCAACAGAAGAATTAACTAAGGTTGCTGAATTATTATTTGATTTAAAAGATGGAGGTAAAGTAACTAACTTGTCTAAGTCTTCATACCCTAGTGTTGATTTAGTAAATCCTAAGACTGGTAAAAAACTTACGCCAGCTCAAATCAAAAAAGGAGTTAAAGGTATAATAGACGCTAAAGATTTTGTAAACATTAGGGATTACTTTAAAGATGTTAATAATCTAGATAGATATTTAAAGACAATGCCTGAGTATAATATAACAGGTGATAGGTCTAGAATAAATGATAAAGGGGAAACTATTGAAGTATCACCAGATGTTAAAGGTAAAGGTTTAAGATTAACTGACAGAGTGTATGATTACTTTTACGAACCATTTATAAACCACCCAAGTAAACCTGGTTATAATCCTAAATTAATACAAACTACACCAGGAGGTAGAAGTAAAGGTAAGACAACTCAACCATTTGTTAAAAGATTAAAGCCAGAATTTAGAGGTAAAATATCTCCAGAAGTAATTAAAAAACTTAGAGAAGATTTATTATTAGATACTAAGGTTGAAGATCTCATTAAAATATATGATAGAACCAAGCATGGCCAACTAATAAAAGGCATGGCCAAACTTGAGACAATGAAAGTTGCTAACGAAGCCACAAGAAAAGGATTGCCTAAAGATACTGAGTTGAGTAAAAAATTAACTGCAGATACTAGAGCTGGAGGTAGTGATTTTGCAGCTTCAGAGCGTGTAAATAAAAAAGCTATAGAAGAAATAAGAAAAAAGATTATATCACGTTCTTTTGTAAGTGAAATGCAAGGAATGGCAAATTGGATCAAGAGCTTTGCTAAAGATATGGATATAGCAATTGCTAAAGAAATTGGTTCGGATGGCAATGTAAGAGATCTAATTGGTCAACAAAGATTATCTGATTTTGCTTCTAAAGTTTTAAGTAAATATTTTGGAGAGTCAATACTAAGTGGTCAAACTTGGTCAAACACAAAGCTTGGAAAAGGCATGTGGTTTTCTACTGACCTTAGAAATAAAGTATTAGAAGAGTTTAGAAAAGAGCAAAAAGATCTTGGGATTCCATTAACTACTAAAGAATACAACGCTTTAAAACTACTAATGGGAAGTCCTGGATTAGATCCTATGAAGACTAATCCATTTGGTGGTAAGCAAAGTGGGAAATGGATAGAAAAAGTTAATAGAAATTATGAAGGATTAGATTTATTTATAGATCAAACATTTAAAATGTTAAAAGAAAACCCAGAGTATTTAGGAGAATTTTTAGCTATGATGAAAGGATCTTCTTCTTCAAATTCTCATTTTTGGAGAAATGCATCTCAAGTTATAGGTAAACATAAAAATTGGGCTGATAAAGCAATGATAAATCCTAAGAAAAAAGGTGTAGGAGTAGGAGAACATGCTTTAGTTCAAAATCAAGCAGCTGAATTTATGACTAAAGCTATATTAGAATCTATAGCTCGTGGTAATCTTAAAGCAAAAAATATTGCTAAAAAATTATTAAATGAAAATTACTTTCAAATATTAATTAGTCATGGACTTGATGGTAAATTAACTCAAATCGGTTTACAATCTAGTATGCCTAAAGGTTTTTGGGAAAGTTGGAATAAAGCTTTAGAAACAGGAGACGTAAACAAAGCTTGGTCAGTATGGTCTAGATATTTTAATGAAAAAATAAATAAAATTAAAGGAGCAGATGGAGAATTTGGATTTGATCCTAATAAAATAGATTTGCTTAACAGAAAAACTGGAGAAGTTGAGAGTCTAGCAGACATATTAAAAATAGGCAGAAAAGAATTTGGAAAAGACATTTTAAATCCAGAGATAATAGCTAAACAACAAGAGTTAATAGCCAAATGGTCTACAAGACAAGAAGGATTTACTAAACCAGAGCAACTAAGGGAAAGACTAGCTATTGAACTAGATATGTTAAACGCTAAGCGAGATGCTACGTTAGAGACAATGAAGGATATATCAGAATTAAATAATCCTATATTCAACATGTCTGAGCGTATGCCAAATAAATCACTAGTGGAAGAAGCTAATAAATTTGATAAGGCATTAGCTAACGCTAGAAAAATTAAAAAAGAAGTTAAAAAAGCTAGAGTTTTTGACTTTGATGATACTGTAGCTAGAACGAATAGCAAAGTATTTGCAGAAAGAGCAGGGGAAAGAATAGAGCTAACGGCAGAAGAGTTTGCTGCGCGTGGAGACGTATTACTAGCTGAAGGATATAAAATGGATTTTTCTGATTTTAACAAAGTTGTTGAAGGAAAGAAAGGACCATTATTTGATGTTATGAAAAAGATGAAAGAGGCTGCAGGCGATAGAGATATGTTTATCTTAACTGCTAGAGCTCCTGAATCTGCTCCAGCTATTAAACAGTTTTTAGATGCTATGGGCATCAAAATACCTTTAGAAAATATAACTGGACTAGGTAATTCAACTGGCAAAGCTAAAGCTGACTGGTTAGTTGAAAAAGCAGCCGAAGGTTATAATGATTTCTATTTTGCAGATGACGCACCTCAAAATGTGAAAGCAGTTAGAGATGCTATGGAAGTATTAGATGTTAAATCTAAAGTTCAACAAGCGAGAATGAATGCTAGTGAAAGACTTAACAAGAGATTTAATGAGATACTAGAACATTCTACGGGTATTGGTAAGGACAAAGTGTTTTCAGATGTTAAAGCTGAGATTAGAGGAAATGAAGCTAGAAGACAAAAGTTTTTTATACCTCCATCAGCAGAAGATTTTACTGGTTTACTCTATAGAACATTAGGTAAAGGTAAGAAAGGAGAACAAGCAATGAATTTTTATAAAGAAAATCTTCTTGATCCTTATACTAGAGCAATGGAAAATTTGTCTACAGATAGGGTTAATTTAATGGCTGATTTCAAAGAATTGAAAAAAGAATTAAAAGTTCCTAAAGAATTAAAGAAAACTACAAAGTCAGGATTTAAAAGAGAAGACGCAGTGCGAGTTTATATTTGGCAAAAAACCGGTAAAGAAATTCCTGGTTTAGCTAAAAAAGATTTAGCAGAATTAAACAAAATAATGGAAAGTGATCCTAGACTTCAAGCTTTTGCAGATCAAATTTTAACTTTAACTAAAGGTGATGGTTATTCAACTCCTGGTAAGGATTGGAATGCTGGTACTATTACAACCGATTTAATTGAGTTATTAAATAAAACTAAAAGAGCAAAATATTTAACTGAGTGGAAAGAGAATGTTGACGTTATATTTTCTAAGAAAAATTTGAATAAATTAGAAGCTGCTTATGGTAAGAAATATAGAGAAGCTTTAGAAAATTCTTTAACTAGAATGAAACAAGGAACTAATAGAACTAGTTCAGGAAATAAATTAAGTAATCAGGTATTAGACTATGTTAATAACGCTACTGGTACTATAATGTTCTTGAATGCTAGATCTGCAGTTCTTCAAACTATATCTGCTGCTAACTTTACTAATTGGACCTTTAATAATCCATTGAAGATGGGTAAAGCTTTCGCAAACCAACCTCAGTATTGGAAAGATTTTGTTGAATTAATAAATTCAGATTATTTAAAAGATAGAAGAAACGGTTTGAAACTAAACATTTCTGAATCTGAAATAGCTAACGCCGCTAAAACTTCCAAGAATAAAGCTAGAGCTGTTATGGGTTATATATTAGAAAAAGGTTATTTACCTACAAAGTTTGCTGATAGTTTTGCTATTGCTTCAGGTGGCGCGATGTTTTATAGGAATAGAATAAATGATTTAATTAAAAATCATGGTAAAACAGAAGCAGAGGCTAAGAAAATAGCAATGGAAGAGTTTAGAAAAGTATCTGAAACTTCTCAACAGTCATCAGATCCTAGTAAAATATCTCAACAACAAGCTAGTGATTTAGGTAGAATAGTTTTATCTTTTGCAAACACTCCAATGCAGTATGCTCGTATACAAAAAAGGGCAATACAAGATATAGCAAATGGTAGAGGAAGTAATAAAGAAAATATAAGTAAAATAATTTATTATGGATTTTTACAAAATATAATGTTTAATGCTCTTCAACAAGGTTTGTTTGCTTTAGGTTTTGGAGATGGAGAAATCAGAGACAAGGAAGAAGAAAAAATAATTAACAGTTTAAATGGAATGGTAGACTCTCAATTAAGAGGTTTAGGCATGGCAGGCGTTACAATTCAAGTGATTAAAAATTTAGGTATAGATATATATAGAAGATCACAACGGGTAAGACCAGATTTTAGTGACGCATGGCAAAAGCTATTAGAATTTTCACCAGCTATCAAAAGTAAATTATCTAAATTTAAAGGAGCGGCATATCCTTTTGATTCTAAAAAACGTAGACAAAAAGTGTTCGATAAAGGGTTTAGTTTAGATAATCCTGCTTATGAATCCCTTGCTAAGGTGGTAAGTGGCGTTACTAATTTTCCTTTAGATAGATTATATAGTAAAGTTAACAATTTACAAGCAGCGGCAAATGAAAATACTGAAACTTGGAAAGCGGTTGCCCTTACTTTAGGTTGGCCAGAATGGCAATTAGAAAGTGGAAGGGAAAAAGAAGAAAAGAAATCGATAGATTTATATAATAAAGCTGAACAAGTCAACATTCTTAAACAATATGGTTTAACTGAAACTGAAATAAAAAAATTAAAAAACGAAGACCAAAGAGTTAAAAAAATAGAAGCACTTAGAAAGAAAACAAATAAAATATACATTCCTAAAAATGTAAAAAAAGAAGAAAATAAAACTAAAGAAAAGAAAGCTAAAGAAAAGAAAAAATCTAGTCCATTTTCTACACGTTTAAAAAATAAAAAACTTACTACAACATTTAATTAACAAAATGGTAAAAGTTAATGAAAATACAGAAGTAAAATTAGATCTTAAAACTATTATTAGTATTATTGTTATTACAGCTTCATTTGTAGGTATGTATTTTACTTTACAGTCTGATATTGAAGTAGCTAAACAACTGCCACCAAGTGAGATTAATAGAATTGAATATGATTTAAAACATGAAGTATACGAAAACAGACTTGATCAATTAGAAGAAACAGTGGAAATAATATTTAAATTAGGTATTGAGTTAGATAAAGAGTTACATATTTTAGATGCTGATTATAATAGTAATATGGATTCTAAAATTAAAGAAATTGAGTCTAAAATAAAAGCGACTAATAAAAAAAGAAAAAGAAAATGAATGAAGTGTTAAATTTAGTAAAAGAATTTGGGTTACCATTGGTAATAGCTATAGGCGCTTTATACGCTTTATATAAATTTTTCTTTTTCAGTGTAAGAGAAGTTAAAGATACATTTACAAAGAGACATGAGATAAATGCTAAGAAAATGGAAGAAGTAAAAATTACACTAGCAGAAATTAAATCTGATTTAAAACTATTAATAGAGTTTATTAAAGAAATAAATAACAAAAGAAAATGAAACACTTACTAACTTTAATATTTACTTTACTTATTATATTGGGATATTCTCAATGTGATAATGGAACTAATTACTATCCTAGCACTATATATACTCCAGCTGACAATACCTGGGGTTCTGCTACTAGTTGGAACTACGCGGGTGAAGTTATTAGAGTTAATATAGTTTCGGGAGATGAATATGAATTTTCTACATGTGATGGATACGGAGGGGTTTTAGCTTCATATGACACACAACTAACGTTAATAGATGAATCTGGTATAGTTGTGGGATTTAATGATGACTATACAGGTTGTACAGGATATACTTCATATTTAAAATAT